TCAGCAGATCCATGCTCTTGATGGAGATGTCCCCCACGCCGTTCCGCAGGCCCGGGTCCCAGAAGATGCCCTTCACGCCGGTGCCCTGCTTGAGCTTGCGCCACCAGGTGTCGCTGTACACCTGCTCGTATTCCGCCTGTTCCAGCAGCACCGGCAGGATCTTGGAAAGCACCTTGGCGGTCTGCTCGTCGTCCGCTGCCCGGGGCATCACGTTGGGTTCCGGGTAGTTGTCCATGGCATCCGCGTGCTTGTTGGCAATGCTGTTGAACAGCCCGCTGGAAGGTTTGGGCTTGCCCTCCATCATCTCGTTTTGGTAGTTGGCCCAGTGCTGCATCCGGAACCACAGCTCGTTGTCCACGATCCGCTTGTCCAGCGCCGCCTTGCCGGTCTTGTATCTCTGTAACAGCGCCGTGGCCTTCGCCACCTGCTCTGTGCCGATCACGTCGGTCATACTCTAAAAAACCTCGCTTTCTTCCCCAGCTCCAGCGGGTCATCCGGCATGGGCTGCACCGGCTCTGTCC